AGCCTGAGGTTTTCACTTCTTCCGCCACCGCAATCACCATACAACCCGCGCCACAGGCAGGCTCGTACAAGGTGAAAAAGGGGTGTTTCTCTAAAAATTGTCGGATGTCACTCAACTGCATTTTCGCCATTACCCGACTAATAGGCCAGGGGGTGAAGAACTGCTTCAGTGGCTGGTTACCCAGATTCATCTCCCTGAAAACGTCACCCAGAAAATCATGGGGTTCACGTTCCAATGCCATCACAACCTGCACAAGCAGTTGAGACAGCCGGGTCACATCTTCCGGTTCATCATGTTTTATGATGTGCAGATACTGTTGCGCCAGCTCACCGTCCGGACAAACAGCATTATGCAGACTGATTGCCGCACACTGCACAAAATCACCCAATACCCGGTCGCGATGAGGATAACGAGCGGTTTCATTCAATAAAGCCATAAACGCTTTTTTGTGGTTAATCAATACAGACAAAACGTGTTCCTAAGAAAAGGGGGAACACGCCCCCTCAGCGGAAATATTCCCCCAATGGGTAAATCGCCGGCGTCATATCCGCCGGCAGTAGTGTTATCAGACGCTCAGGCAGACCTGAACCTGTTTTTTTACCGTCAATTCACCACGGGAAACGTCCCTGTGGAATAAGCGAAATAACGCTGTCAGGGCACTCATCCCCGTCATGTAAAACATTACCGAGAATGTAGGCCGGCCCTATCACTTTACGGATACCGTCTTCCTCACCCAATTCCAGCTCATCGACACGACCTTCTTCCCACTGCCCATTCCAGTATTTGTCGTAACCACAAAAATCACAGACATCCTCAAAATAATGGGTGATATGGCAGTGATATTGCCTGGACAAAGGCACCATGATTTTTTCATCCCACGGCTCCCAGGGCGCTGTGTCAAAATGCCCGGTCAGACTGCCATTATCATGGTGCTTCCAGGCTATGTCATAACCTCGCGGCCGCGTCATACCGTACAATCGGTAATACAACTCATGAGTCGTCTCGTGATCCCTTAACAATCCGCCGCAAAATCCATTGATTTCACTCGCAAGATGGGTCGGTATCAGCAGAAATAAGTCACCAGGAACCGTCTCTGTCAGCCGGTCATCAAGATGAGACCACAACATTTTCGTGTCACGTTCTCCGTCCCAATCAACCAGACCGAACCAGTCACAAGACTTTTGGTTAAACAACGCCATGATAGTTTCCTGCTCTGCCGGGAGCAACATCTCCCATTTTCGCGCGGCCAGACCACTTTGTTGGTAAAGCCTGCTAATCTGTTGGCTGGTAACTTCATCAAGCGCCACATTCTCTTTTAACAAAGCCAGCCATTGCTCAAACGCCCGGTTTTCCGGTGAGTCTACCCCTGTTCCTTTCGCTACCAGCGCCGGATAAAGTGAGTAATCTGTCGTTTCAGTAGGTTGCAAGAGACCAGCACAGCCCGCGACAAACAGCTTAATACTTTGATGGATAGCCTGCCCGTAATAGGGAATTCTGTCTCCCAATCCCCATTGTTGCAGAGCCTCCAGTTGGTCGGGTTGACCCGTGATATGCAAACGATTAGCGTACCCCTTCGGCATAGTAAAAAATCCTCTTTTTTTACCTGAAACAGGGCATGCCTGGTGAAGGCAATGCCCCCACAGGCAGATGATAAGTTCAGCGATGTGAAAAAAGGCTATCCGACTTTCGGACAGCCCCATCCCAGCTATTTATAACCGGACAGCTGGTCTCCACAATTTTGTGGCCTGTACATCAGGACGCTTTCTTTTTCCAAACGTCGCGATAATCCTGCCCGTCATCCCCCGGTACCCATCAGGCCGGAAACGTCTGCCATGACGGTGGGCGACTTTGTTCTTGCGGACAGTTTTTGGGGCTGTTTTGGTCTTAATCTTTTTCATCAGTAACGCTCCGAAATAAAAACGGGCGTTATCCCCTGACGGGAAATAACGCCTGTCAGGGTGAAAACGACTGCTGGCATCCCGGCAATCAGGGGTAAAATTGTGTGATAATTTGTGTGGCTGTCAGCGTCACCTTCAGATCACATTGGTCATTCAGTAACCGGTTGAGTGTAGATACGGCGAAACCCAGCTTTTCCGCAAAATCATCGCCGCCCACTTCTTCCCGGGCACGTTCATACCCGCCTTCGTCCTTCTCTGGATGATAACCGCAAGCATAAGCGACAAGATGCCTGCCATTTTGCATCGTACCCATATCAGACATGATATAAATGCCCTGATCCTTGACCAGCAACACGTCACACTGATGGGCTATCGCTTCCCGTAACACAGGTTTCAGGTCTTTCGCCTTAAAAAGTAACATCGTCGTTCTCCTGAGGAGAAACGTCCCCCTTGAGGGAACATTTCCCCCAATGGGTTATTTTAGTTATGCTGCCAACCGCTGTACCGGCGTAGCCATGCTCACTGAACGGGTTTTCAGCACAAACTGCTCATGTACCCAGGTGATTGCCTCATCCACCACCTCCCGATAATCTCTGAGTGTTGGGTTGTTAACATCTTCAATGTCGATATCTGATCGAAAACTCTCTATCACACGATCATTTTTGTATACCACATCAACCCGAAACTGGACGGGTGTCATCAGTCCATCAGAGACCGCATCGATATAGTCTTCGAGATAACCTGACTCAAATTCCTCTGCCTCAATATTGTGCAAATCCTGTGGCCCCATTAATACATCGATGTAACCGATGGCGAAGGAAAAACGCCGTATTAAACGGGGTTCAACCTGTAAGTGACGCAGAAATTGACCCAACCGTTCAAAACAATACAGACACGTTTCTGTCAACTGCTTATCCAAATAGTCCATAAAACGTGTCCAGTACTGTTGTGTTTTGCTGAATTGCTCCAGCCCCATTTGCTCCTCTTCCGGCCGGTTGTCCTGCGCCGTCAGACGCAAAAACTGCTCCGCCGTTAGATTCAGCAACACGGTTGTATCCGGCCGGATAAGGATATCCACACGACCACTGCTGTCCGGATGGGTATAAGGCATCAGCATCGGATCCTGATAAACATGCGCTATCGCATCCATTCCCCGTATCCATAACGTCAGGATACGTTCACTATTTCTGCATCTGACCCGGTTTGCCGGATCCTCAGACAAACTGTCCAAAAGATGAGTCATGACGGGCAAAAGCAACGCTTTGGTAAACTTTACATGGGTATTGACGTAGTCTCCCTGGCTCTCATGAAACAGACAGAAAATAGCATCGTCATCCAGCGCCAGCCCCATTCGTTCTGCGAATTGATGGCGGATATAAAAACGTAATAAAGACATCAGGGAAATCTCGTGATTGACGGGGTTCCCCCTGTAGGGGATATCCCCTATCGGGTTAATGTGACGCCACCCAATGGTGACTTGAATTAAAAAAGAGGTATGTCAGCCAGCCTTGCACATCGCTATTTCGTCTTCAGCTTCCTGACGCTGACGTTTGAACTGCCAGAAGCCTAAATGGTACATTGGCGTCACCATCTGCTGGGACACTTCATTGGTCAATGCGTTGCCGATGGAAACCACGGCGGGGATACCCAGCAACGATAATTGAATATACGTCATCATCACCGCCACCGGATCGATATCAACACAAAACGCCAGCATCTGTTGCTGAGGATTAAACCCCGCTTCCAGCAGGGCCTGATGCATTGCAATAATCATCCCGCCGGCACCACAAGCCGGGTCAGACACCGTGATGTATTCACGCTCCCCGGACGCCAGCATCGGTAAACCCTCAGCAAGTCGCATTTTGGCCATCATATGGCTGACCGGAAACGGCGTAAAATACTGACCAGCCTGGTCATGACCTAATTCCAGCGCCATGAAAATAGCCCCCAGAAAATCACCGACTGTATACTCCAGCCCCATGATAACTTCACTCAGCAAACGACTCAGCCGGAAGGCATCTTCACGGGAATAACGTTTCACCCGCTGCATATAGTCCGCTTCAAATTCCTCATTTTGCAACAGCGCGTTATACAATGAACAGGCTGACATATGCACAAAATCACAGAACACCTGCCAGCGATTTTCATGCGGGGCAATCTGGTTAAACAGTCTGATAAACGCCTGCTGATGTGGATTCGGTTCCCGGTTGTATTGAACCACAAGTAATGAGAAACCAAAAGAAATAGGGAATTGGCGAAAATAAACGGGAATTAGCGGGTATAAATTCAGCGCTGGTGCGGTGTTGCATAGGTGTGATAAGTTTATCCCTGCCCTGACGGGCAGACTAACTAAAATGAGAAAATTTTTGTGGTTGCGGCTTTTGCGCCACTTATTTTAATAAAGCCAGGACACACGCTATTAGTCATTTAAAACATCTTTAAATACGCTTTAAAACATAGGCTACTTTAGCCCATGTTAACCTGCTTTGCTGCTCATCTTGTTGTGGTTTGCCGGGACGTGTTCTTTGTCATTGATAGACTCCAAAAATCTCTGTCGTTGTTCATCAGTTAAAGATGCATACAGTTGGGCAAACACCAATGAGTGGTTAGATACCCCCAGTTTAGCAGGCAGGTCTTCCGGCCAGGGGAATTGCGACTCTTGCTGAATATCTGTCTGGGGTGGTGTTAACAATACGTTGATGCCCTGTCTGAAAACACGGTCAATAACGGCTTCTCGTTCTTCTGCTGTCATTCTATAAAGAAATGCCAGCCATGCCTTTTCCTGCTCCTCAGTGACATGCTTAGGAGTGTCTTTATACTCTGTATCTTGCATATCACCATCTTTGGAATTTTTTCCAATGGCTAGCCACTCAATAGATACTTCGCATTTTTCTGCGAAAACTGCCAATTTATCTAAAGCAGGATATGTCTTACCTGATAGGTAAGTTCTCAGCGCTGCTTCTGATATCCCACACCTCTTTGCAAAGCTATTGCCAGATTCATCCCCCATAGCCTGCCTCAATCTGTCCTTAAACTGTGTTATTCCACTGCGCACAAAAGCACGAGGTGTGTTTTTGTCATTAAGCGCATATTTTTCTTCTTTACCCATAATATTAGCCTCCTCTCGTTATCAAACCACCACTCGCACAAAAACACGAAATAATATTGACTTCGTGTTTTTGTGCGAATATATTTATATCCACACCGATAATCATTAGCGATTATCGGAGCAGATAAACCCATAAGGATCACATAATGCAACAAGACAGGCAAGACTGGCATCGCGCAGATATTCGCGCAGCATTAGAAAAACGCGGTACAAATCTACGCGCGTTGTCTGTTGAAGCAGGGCTGGCAAAAGATACTTTGCGTAATGCGTTAGTTCGCCCTTGGCCCAAGGGGGAAAGATTGATTGCTCAGGCAATTGGTGTCGATCCAGCTGTTATCTGGCCGAGCCGTTATCAAAATTCATGAATGTCAGGGAGTATGAAGCTGATGGATATTTGGGTTACAGCGCAAGAGTGTGTCGGGCTACCGAATTTACCTACAGCCCCTTTTAACATTGCTAACCGATTAAAGAAAAATGCAACAACAGAAATGGTCCGTAAGCGTGAAGGCTCTAAGGCATTTGAATTCCACATTAATTGCCTGCCTCCTGTCGCCCGAGCGGCAGTACTGAAAAAGCAAGGGGCGGTGGAAATCAACAATCTGCGTTTTGACATCAAAAATAAAAAACAGCAGGCAGAAACCTACTCGCGTGAGCTGCTTTGGCAGAACTGGAATAACGCGAACAATAATCAGCGTGAAAAAGCACGCCAAAAATGTGAGGTCGTGATTGCAGTGGCTGGCATGATCGAAACCGGTATCGACACCCTAACGGCGTTTGATTCTGTCGCGGATGCGTTACAGGTTCCTTCGGCCAGTGCTCGTCGATGGTACTACCAGGCTAAACCTTTCGAGCGTTCTGACTGGCTGGCGGCGCTGGTTGGCAAACACGGGCACAGCATGGCGGCGCGTAAAGCAAAAGAGGCGGAATGTACGTCTGCCGCCTGGGACTTCTTGCTTGCTGATTATCTGCGCCCGGAACAGCCCGCTTTACGCACCTGCTATGCCCGACTGGAAGAAGCCGCCGTACACCACGGCTGGACGATACCGAGTCTGTCGTCGATGCGGCGAAAGCTTGAACGCGAAGTGCCGACTGAACAGGTGGTATTGCTGCGCGAAGGTGAACACGCATTGATGCGGCTCTATCCTGCGCAAGAACGTACTGTGCTTGAACTGGATGCAATGGAATGGATTAACGGCGATGGCTATCAGCATAACGTTTTCGTTAAATGGTTTAACGGTGAGGTTATCCGGCCTACAACCTGGATTTGGCAGGATATCCGTACCCGCAAGATCCTGGCCTGGCGTACTGATGTGTCCGAGAACAGCGACAGCATCCGCCTTGCCCTGGCGGATGTGATTGAGCAATACGGTATTCCAAAACATATCACGATTGATAACACCCGTGCCGCTGCTAACAAGTGGATGACAGGCGGTGTACCGAACCGCTATCGATTCAAAGTTAAAGAAGATGACCCGAAAGGCATCATCCCATTGCTGGGTATCCAGTTGCACTGGACCAGTGTGTTGTTCGGTCGAGGACATGGGCAAGCAAAACCAGTAGAGCGTGCGTTCTCTCATGGCGGTCTGGGTGAAGTGGTCGATAAACATCCTGCTTTGGCCGGAGCTTATACCGGCGCAAACCCGATGGCAAAGCCCGATAATTACGGTGACCGGGTCGTCGATGCGGAAACTTTTTTAAATGCGCTGGCAGAAGGGATCGCTTTTTGGAACCGTCGTCCGGGGCGCGATACAGAAGTGTGTCTTGGTAAAGGGTCATTTGATGCTGCCTTTGAACAGAGTTATCAGGAAAGTACTGTACGTAAGGCTACAGCAGAACAGCGTCATTTATTGTTGCTGCCATCTGAGGCCGTTACTGTCACCCGTGGGGCATTTACATTAAATGCCGGCGGCAAAATCCAGTTCCGTAAAAACCGTTACTACCATGAGCAGTTGCTGGGGATTAAACCTAACAAAATCGTTATTCGCTTTGACCCGGCAGCATTGCACGAGAATGTGTTGTGTTACACCCTGGATGGCCGGTTTATCTGTGAGGCCGCGTGTATTGAAAAATCCGGGTTCGGGGATTCCCAGGCTGCTCGTGAGCATGACCGCAACCGGACCCGCTTTGTTAAGCGCACTAAAGAAGCCACTGCTGCACAGCGCCGTATGACCGCGTTGGAAGTGGCGGAACTGATGCCGGGAACCGTGCCACCGGCACCACCGGAAAGCCGAGTGGTGGAAATCTACCGACCGGCGGGTAATACCCTGCGCCGTGTACAGGTTGAAGAACAGGCCGAGCCGGATACCGATTATGACTGTGCTTTTGAAAATGCGGTTGCACAACTGCATGAGCAACAGCAGAGAAACACGATTTAATTTAGGAGATATGATGACCAATATTATAGCGTTGACTCAAACACAAACCGAGCTGGCTGACGTTCGTGCTGCCATCCGAACCCTTGTTGAACGTGACAGCCTGACTTACAGCAATGTAGCCCGTGAAAGCGGCATTTCCAGTACGGCGTTATCTCAGTTTATGAATGAAAGTTATAAGGGGGATAACAGCAAAGTTGCCAGTCAATTATCTGTCTGGCTGGAGAACCGCAGCAAGCGCACCAATGAAATACCGGCCGCCCCGGATTTTGTCCAGACTAAAACTGTGCGACAAATCTGGAGCGCGTTGCAATATGCCCAACTGGCGCAATGCATCAGTGTGATTTACGGCAGTCCGGGAGTCGGTAAGACCAAAGCCTTGCAACAATTTGTCGCTGAACGCCCCAATGTCTGGCTGATAACCGTGTCACCCTCCCGCGCCAGCCTGAGTGAATGCCTGTACGAACTGGCCCTGGCGCTGGGTCTGGGAGATGCGCCGCGTCGAGCTGGTCAACTGGGACGGGCGGTGCGCAGGAAATTGCGCGGTACATCGGGGTTGCTGGTGATTGATGAAGCTGACCACCTGGATTATCCAGTGCTTGAAGAGTTACGCATTCTCCAGGAAGAAACCGATATTGGTCTGGCTCTCGTTGGTAATCATCAGGTCTATGCCAAACTGACTGGCGGCAGTTCCCGCAGTGTGGACTTTGCGCGACTGTTCAGCCGGATAGCGAAAAAAGTCGCCATCCTGAAAACCAAAAAAGATGACGTTATCGCCATTGCTGAGGCCTGGGGGCTGGGCCAGCAGGAACGCGCGTTAGTTCAGCAGTTATCAGAACGTCCCGGCGCACTGCGTACCGTATCCCATACTCTGCGGCTGGCAGCCATGTTTGCCAAAGGTAACAACGAACTACTTTCTGAGAAGCATATCCGCGCTGCGGTTAAAGATTTAGAGGGGACGACATTATGACAAAGGACTCACTGGTTTCGGCATTCAATCGTGTCGGTGATGCGGTATCAGCACTGACAGAGCAGGGGTTTACTGTGATGAGTATCATGATACGGGATAGCGCACCGCGTATACAAATTGCCCGCCATACGCATTGCGAGCAGCTCATTCGTCATGGTAAGGCCACTTACCGATACCTGGGGCGTAATTGTGATTATCGACAAGGGATGTTTATCCATAAAGGGTGTCAAGTCTATTGGTCCGAATCATTACATTAATTAGGGGGATGTATGGCTGTTAAAATCGAAATTGTCATTACCACTCATCAGGGGAAATTAATGCATGACGTTAAGGCGTCAGGCGGTGCTGTCTATACAGCCAATGAAAAACAAGAGGTCATGGCGCTGGTACAGGTTATTAAGCATTACCTCGCGCAGCAATACGATTTATGTTTTCACACTCAGGAGGTTAATCAACATGTCCACTAAACAATATACAACACAACAGGCTCCCGCAGGGTATTGGGTCAATGCTAAAGGTGTTTTAACTCCGGTCTCTATTATCCGTGAAATTGATAAAGAACGGGACAGGCTGGTCGGGGAAATCGTCGAGCAGGCCATTACCGTTAGCTCTGCATTGGCAGAACTGAAGCTGCGGGCATTTGCTGATATTCAGGCGTTTATTGACTTGTCAGCAGAAGCGTATGGCGCAACAAAAGGCGGGAAAAAAGGGAACGTCACGCTACCTTGCTATGACGGGCGCTTCAAAATCCAGCGGGCAATACAGGACCGTATTGCGTTTGATGAGCGTCTGCAAGCGGCGAAGGAACTGATTGACAGTTGCCTGTCTGACTGGACAGCGGGCGCGCGTCCTGAAATTCATGCGCTAATTAATCAGGCGTTCTCCACTGATAAAGAGGGCGATATCAACACCGGTCGCGTTCTGGCACTGCGTCGTCTTGATATTGATGATGAGCGTTGGCAACAGGCAATGGTTGCCATCGGCGAAGCATTGCAAGTTATCGGCAGTAAATCCTATATTCGGGTTTATGAGCGAGTCGGTGATACTGACCAATATAAACCGATATCACTGGATATCGCTGGAGTCTGATATGAAAGCGAAACAGTTTAATCAACGTTATCGGGTTGGAGCCAGTTTTATTTATCAGCCCAATAAAATATTACGCGGTGGAACACCAGTTAAAACAGTTGATAAAGCGAAAGATTTAACAAATTGCACGGTAGTTGAAATTAGCATTGAGCCTTATTTTGTGAGAACGGATTATTTAACTCCGGCGTAATTTAACACCCTACAAAATTAAAGGCAGTTTAAATATGGCGTAAACCCGCCAGGGGCGCGCTTACGCCAAAATCAAGGAAAAAAATATGAATAGTTTTCATGAGTTAACAACGGAATTATTAAACAGGGATTGTACGACGGTAGATCTGATTTTTTTTCAAAAAAATAGAGATGAGAGAACAACAGAAAGCCGTTATTTCATCAGACATAGCAATGATAAAACGATTCTGGAGCAATCTATGGTGATTAATGGTAGCCAATACGGTTATGTCGCTCAGGCAATTATTACTGATTTTCCACTGCTAGAAACCGAAAAAGCGGCTGCACTCAAACTGGCTGACTGGTTAAGAAGAATGGCAGAAGCCATTGAAGAGGGATTTGGTGAAAAGCGTTAAGAATCCAGAAATCTTTGTGATAACTGTGGCTGCACTGAGTCGCAGTCAGTACAGAATAAGAGGTGATTTATGACAAAACAACAACTTGTTCGTCTTATTCATATTGCGAAAGCCAAGCTGAAATTGGATGACGAAACCTACCGTGCCGCACTGACATCAGCAACGGGTAAAACGTCGTGTCGTGATATGTCTCATGCTGAATTAAAACAGGTGTATGCGGCGTTTGTTGAACGGGGATTTAAACGCCGTTTTAAACCCTATCACCAGCGGGTTAAGCCGGATCCAACAGGCCGTGTACGCACGGCAGAAATCAGCAAAATTCGGGCTATCTGGATCACCATGCATCAGCAGGGGTTTGTTCATGACGGCTCAGAGTCAGCACTGAATAAATTTGTGATGCGACAAACAGCTAAAATCAATGGCGAAGGGGTCGCAGAAGTCGGCTGGCTGACGCCAGCCCTGGTTTATCCGGTTATTGAGAGTTTGAAAAAATGGCATCTCAGGCTGATGACAGAAAGCATGGTAGCCCGCCAACAGCCGCTACCAAAAAGCCGGGGGTACGACGCGATATGTCACGCCTTTAATATGGGGGAATCATCATGAAAATAGCCCGTTGCCCAATTTGCCACTCTGACTGGCACTTAGAGGCGCTATGTGAAGATGACGCCAGCCGTCAGTTATTGAAAATACTGATTGAATTACCGGGCAGTTGTGCCCGGCATTTAGTGGCCTATATCGGCTTATTTCGCCGTGAGAAACAAAACCTGTCCAATAGCCGGGCATTAAAACTTGCCGGGGAAGTGCTGGCGCTTTACAAACCTGGTCGGGTGCTGGCTCATGCACTAAGTGAAACTGTTGAACGTATCCGGGAAAAGCGGGCGCAGGGGGACACGAAACCGTTGTCCAATCACAACTACCTGAAAACCGTCTATCAGTCAGCCGAACAGGTTATTGCCCAAAGCAGCAATATCAATGCACGAGAACGGCAGCAAGTTTCAGTCTCTGACAGTCGTGATGCGTATTTTAAACAAATGCAGCAAATGGGCGTTGATCTTGCTAAGATTTCAGGTGGTCTGGAGTGGTTGAAAAGTCAAAATGAGGAAAAATGAGATGAAAAATATTTTATTTATCTTTGTGCTATTCCCTCTTTTGTCGATGGCGGGAACTAAAGATAACGTCATGGAATATATGAGGGTTAGTGCGCAATATCAGGTAAAACTAACTGATTGGTATAAAAAAAGTGACACATGGATTACAGAGTTAACTACCAGCTCTAGTGAAAAATTGAAAGTCACAATATCGGGTGATCGTGTTGCTATTCACTCAAATTTTTCAAAACCAATTTCAAACATGTTTAATTCTGGATGTGCATCTATTTCTAAAGAGATCATTCCTGATGCTGGATACTGGGATGAAAATACCAACGCTAATACTAAAGCTATATCTGAACTATGGTCTGATAAAAGCTGGCTTGAGAAATTTCAAACAAAAGATATCGTTATTGATGGTTGGAGAATAATTGCCATCAAAAAACCATTAGAACTTTCATGTGTTATTGAACCTGTATCAGTATAAGGGATAACTATGAATCTTGAACTTTTTGACCACGACCATAAAGAACTTGGTGAATTATTAGACCAAATTGATGTAATTCCATCAGATGAATTACAGGCAAGATGGCCGCAATTATTGGCTGATATTGTTGATTTGTTTTCCTGTGAACTACAGCGGCAAAATACAAATCAAGAGAATGCAAAACTTTCTGCATGTAAGTTAGCCGGGGTGCTAGCTCATTACTATGGTGGTAGGGCTGTTTATTTGCCGACCGGTGACACATTGAAAATCGCATTACGTGATAACCGGTTGTTTAATGAATGGAGTTGTTCACGCGGTGATATTGTTCAATTAGCGAAAAAATACAACCTTACCCATTCGACGGTTTATGCTATTCTGCGTCAGCAATTAGCGCTCCACCGTAAACGTTATCAAGGTGAGCTTTTCAAGTAATCACCTGTTCTGATGGGGTTTGTTTGACGCGCCACAAACCCACTTTCCCCCCACTAAACATGATGATGAGCTACCGATTATTCACAACAGGTAGCCATCATGACTTACCGTTACAGCGTTTCATTTATCCATGCTATCCATTACTTACTGTCCGTAGAAGGCGGTTATGTCAACAACCCCCATGACACCGGCGGCCAGACAAAATGGGGTATCAGTCAGCGCAGCTACCCTCACCTCAATATTGCCGCTTTAACCGAAGATGATGCCACAGCAATCTATTCCCGGGATTTCTGGCTGAAAGCCGGTTGCGACAAGTTACCGGTCGGTATCTCGCTGGCGGTGTTTGATGCCGCCGTTCAGCACGGAATAAAGCCCGCCGTACAACAATTACAACGGGCGGTCGGTGTGCGGGATGACGGCGTTATCGGCCCTGACACACTCAATGCCGTTGACGCTTTTGCGCCGCCATATCTGTTCATCCGGCTGCTTAATCGGCGTGCACTGGCTTACGCCCGTATTATTGCCGTGAACCCAACACAAAAAGTCTTTCTTGATGGCTGGTTTAACCGCCTTGATAAGCTGGCATCCGCCGTGCTAGAGGTGCTGTGATGCTGCCGCCGCCAATTTCAGACCATTTATTAAAAAGACAAATTGCTGAACTGCGTAACCCGCGCTATCTCAGTCTCTATAAGGCCGGGCGGGAACGTTGTTTACAGCAGGCATTGGCCGGCAAAGATATCCGCGACATTCCGCTCTATAGCTATAACGCCACTTATCAATCGCTGTTTTGCCGGGGATGGCAATCCGTTTCTGCTCAAGACATCCGCTTGCTGCGGGCTGAATGCAACAGGAGGCCGGTATGTTAGCGCACTTAAAGCAGCTTATCAGCAACCCGGCAACCGGTCGCCTCTCAACCTCGGATACCACCTTATTTGGGGCATTTATTGCCAGCACAGCCGTTTTATTGTGGTGTGCGCTCGCCGGCAAGATGGATGAATATCTGTTCGTCGGCTATCTGGCCGCGTGGGTCACGCATTCTCAGGCATCAAAACAAGCCGCCATTAAACGTGACAGAGAACAGCGGGTAGACGTAACAGAAAACCGCGAGGTGTTTGCCCGTGATTAATCTTGTCCGGCGCTATTGGCTCATTGTGGTATGGGGATCGTTGTGCCTTTGGCTCGGAGATAGGTGGGCTGGATCCCGCTTACTTCCCCAAATCAACCAGGAAATTGAAAACCGAAAAGATGCCGAGCTGACATTTTACCGGGCACAGAAAGAGATGACCGAATTGAATGCCAGCGCGCTGCAAAAATTGATTGAGAAACAACAGGCACAGCAACATGCAAACGAAAAGATGTCAAATGACTTATACGCCGCCCTCACGCGCTTATCGCAAACCACACAACGCATTGAGCAACGTATTCCCGAGGCTCTTGCTCGTGATGGTAACACTTATACCGGCATTGGCCCTGACGGGTTGCAGCTCTACCAGGCCGCGCTCGGTTACCGCCGTTGCGCCATTAGTGATTTCCGCATGCCCGACCATCCCGCCGACATTGCTGCACATACCGACAAAGCCGTCCATTCCGATATCGGGGGAACCGCATGTGTTGCTGACTCATGCCAGCCGGTACGGCCAATGGAGCCAGGAACTGGAACAAAAGCTCCTGGCCATCAAAGCCTGGGCGGTCAAACAACAGGAAAAGCAAAATGAGCAGACTGATTGACCAGGCGTGTGAGTTAGAGCAATACCAGCGCGCATTAGCCCTAAAAGCCTGCTTTGAGCGCCCGGCGCAGGCAGGGAACGGCATTTGCTGTCACTGTAACGAGGCCATTGCCCCTGCCCGGCTTGCCATTAATCCGGCGTTTGAGCGCTGTATTGACTGTCAAAAACAGGTTGAATTATTAGGGAAAAAATTTGGTGCTGGCATTACTTAAAGAAAACTGGTCGATAGTGTGGGCGGCGCTCACGGTCACCTTTAACGTCGGGCTGGTGTTGCTCAGTAAAACCTATGCTAAACGTGATGATGTTGAGTTACTCAAAATGCAAGTACGTCAGCTTGAAGGTTCATTGTCGACTTTACCGAATCAGAAAGAATTACACGCTTTGCAACTGGACATGGCGAACCTGCGCGGCGACTTAAAAGCCGCCTTGCCGGAGCTGCGTCAGTTACGCCATATGAGCGATTTGTTATTGCAAAATGAATTAAAGGAAAAGAATTAATGTCATCCATGCGTGAAATCTTAAATACTGACCAGCGACTGGTGATTCTGCGATCGCTGGTTGAGTGTGGCGGTGATGCGAATGAATCGGTATTACAAACCTGTCTGGATGCCTACGGCCATCGGGTCAGCCGTGATGTGGTGAAATCACATTGCCACTGGCTGGCCGAGCAGGGGCTGGTATCGGTCAATGATGTGGCCGGTTGTCTGGTCATGACCCTAACCGGGCGTGGCGTGGATGTGGCAGAGGGCCGCAGCATGGTCTCGGGTGTCAAACGCCCCCGGCCAAGGGGATAGTCATGAGTAATAAACAGACTCGTGGCCGCCCGTCGAAGATTGATTTGTTGCCAGCTGCCATCCGTGACCAATTGCACGCCTTACTGCGTGACAAGCGTCATACCCAGGAGGATATTCGTGCCGCAGTCAATGAGTTGATTGACGATGCGGGACTGCCGGACGATCTCAAAATTTCCCGAACGGGCCTGAATCGTTATGCCTCCCGGATGGAAACCCTCGGGGCGCGTATCCGCGAAGGGCGGGAAATCGCTGACGTATGGGTCTCCCGCCTGGGATCTGCCCCCTCTTCCGATGTGGGTAAGCTGTTGCAAGAATTTGTGAAATCCCTGGCCTTTGAAACCAGTATGAAGTTGGCGGAAGGGGATGAACCGGTTGAACCCAAAGCCTTATCGCAGTTAGCGCTGGTCGCAGCACGTATTGAGCAGGCGGCCATGACCAGTACGAAGCGCGAAAAAGAAATCCGGGCCGCGTTTGCGGCACAAGCGGCAGAACAGACAGAAACCCTGGTCAAGCAGGCCGGTCTCACGGCAGAAGCGGCGGCCGAGATCAAACGTCAAATCTTGGGGATTGTTTAATGTTGGCTCAGGAATTAAACCCGGCGACGGAGTTTATTATCAACGCCGTTAACGATGAGACGTTTGATCCCGATGCGGTGCTGCTGGGTTATCAAAAGCGCTGGATTGCCGATGAATCGGTCTTAAAAATTGCGGAAAAATCGCGGCGTACTGGATTAACCTGGGCCGAAGCGGCGGACGCCTCACTGACGGCGGCTCAATCACGTGATGCGGGCGGCACCCACCATTTCTATATCGGTTCCAATAAAGAAATGGCGCGGGAATTTATTGATGCGGCGGCCATGTGGGCCAAAGCTTACGGACTGGCGGCGGGTGAAGTGGGTGAAGAAGTCTTTGAAGACGAAGACAAAGACATCCTGACATTCGTCATTTATTTTAGCAGCGGGTTTAAAGTCCAGGCATTATCCAGCAATCCAAAGAACCTGCGCGGCATGCAAGGGAATGTCACCATTGATGAAGCCGCTTTCCATGAACGGCTGGCCGAAGTGCTGAAAGCCGCGCTGGCCTTGACCATGTGGGGCGCGAAAGTGCGCATCATTTCTACCCACAACGGCAATGAAAACCTGTTTAACGAGTTACTCCAGGATTCTCGCGCCGGGCGGAAACGGTACGCTGTTCATACGATTACGCTGGATGATGCCTGTTACGAGGGGCTGTATAAGCGTATCTGCCAGGTCAGGAGCCAACCGTGGTCACAGGAAAAAGAAGACGAATGGAAAGCGAATTTACTCAAAGACACGGCGACGGAAGAGGATGCGCTGGAAGAGTATTACTGCGTGCCGAAACAGGGTGCTGGTGCCTATATTCCCCGCGTGTTAATTGACCGGGCAGTTAATACAGACTGTGTTGTGATCCGTTTTGCTATGCCCAAAGGCCATATGACCTGGACGGAAGACGAGCGTAAAAACACGGTGTTGACGTTTTGTGAAGAGACTCTGTTACCGGCATTACAAAAATTGGATCCCGACACCCGTCATGCCTACGGGCAGGATTTTGCCCGTACCGGTGATTTATCGGTCATCGGGGCCGGGAGTATTGAGCAGGACATCCGCCGCATTTTGCATGTCACCGTTGAATTGCATGATGTGCCTTACAATCAGCAACGCCAGATAGCCTTTTTTATGATTGACCGACTCCCCCGTTTGGTCGGGATTGCCATCGACTCAACAGGGAACGGCGGTTATTTAGGGGAAGCCGTGTTATTGCACTACGGTGAAAATATGGTCGATGCTATCCATATTACGGATAATTTCTATCGTGAATGGTCACCGAAATACAAGGCGCTGTATGAATCCAATGACATCCGTATTCCTAAAGATGAAGACATCATTGCCGACCAGCGCCAAATTCAGAACATCCGGGGCGTGCCCAAAATTGATAAAACCCGCCGAACCGGGACCGACGGTAAAAAACGGCATGGTGACAGTGCCGGGGCGTATCTGATGTTTACCCGCGCGACTTATATGGAGGGACAGATGATTGACTTTATTCCGCTGCCGGGTAGACACACCGTGGCAAATGACGACGACGATTTACTTACCTTTGAGCGAGGCTGCTGGTGAAAATATTAAACAGATTAGTGGATGCGGTAGGCCGCCGTTTCTGGTTTAAGCCTGACATGCAAACGCAGGATGATGAGTCCCGTGTGTCACAGTTGCGTCGCTATTACGGCGACCATCCCGTGAGTGGGTTGACGCCTGCGCGCGCGGCTGAAATTTTGATTGAGGCCGAACGTGGGCAACTTCACGCGCAATGTGAGCTTGCCGAAGATATGGAAGAAAAAGACGCCCATTTGCAGTCTGAATTAGATAAGCGCCGGCGGGCTATCCAGTCGCTTGACTGGGCGATTAAGCCGCCGCCCAATGCCAGCCGGGAGGAAATCAGCGACGCTGAACTATTAACCGAAATCTTATTAGATGCCAGCTGGTTGCCGGGTTGTCTTTTTGATGCCACGGATGCCATTCTGAAAGGATTTTCCTGCCAGGAGATTGAATGGGAAAATGCCGGCGAGCTGATTATTCCGCGTGCGGTGGAATGGCGTGATCCTGCCTGGTTTCAGACGCCCCAATATGAACGTAATCAGTTGCGCTTGCGCAACGGGACAGCCGATGGAGAAGATTTACAGCCGTTCGGCTGGGTACAGCATATCGCCAAATCCAAATCAGGCTATCTTGCCCGGACAGGGTTAATCCGCACCCTGGTCTGGCCGTTCATCTTCAAGAACTATTCTGTCCGTGACTTAGCCGAGTTTCTGGAAATCTACGGTCTGCCTATTCGCGTCGGACAATATCCGGCAGGCGCGACCGACAAAGAGAAACAAACCCTGCTTCATGCGGTGATGAGTATCGGTCACAACGCCGGCGGGATTATTCCCCGCTCGATGTTGATTGATTTTAAAGCCGCCGCAGACGGGACATCAGACCCGTTTATGGCCATGATGTCCTGGGCTGAGTTGAGCATGTCGAAAGCCATCCTGGGTGGCACACTGACCAGCCAGGCAGACGGTGCAACGAGCACCAACGCCCTGGGTAACGTGCATAATGACGTGCGTTTCGAGGTGCGTACCAGTGACGCCACGCAACTGGCCGCCACACTCACGCGGGATCTGGTGTTTCCTTTATATGCCTTGAACTGCAAATCATTCGATAATCAGCGACGTAAACCGGTATTTGAGTTTGATCTGTCCGAGCCGGAAGACGTGAGCGCCTATGCAGCGGCATTACCCGGCCTGGTCGGTCTGGGGATGAAAATTCCTGTTCAGTGGGTGCATGATAAACTGCAAATTCCCGTGGCAGCGGATGATGAAGCCTGTCTGAAAGCACCTGAGACGCCCGCCACCCCGGATTTCTCTTCCGCCTTCTTAAATGCTAAAACCGGATGGACCGCATTAACGGCGGAGCCGGTGACATCGGTGAATACCCTGCCGGGGGCGGTAAACGGCCAGGAATGGCAAAACACCGTTGACCCGTTGTTAGCCCCGGTCATTGAGGCGCTCACGACCGGGGGGTATGAGGCGGCAAAAAATAAAGCGGCTGAACTCTATACTGAAATGGAGGATGAACAGCTCACCGATATGCTGCACCGGGCGATGTTCGTCGCTGAATTGTGGGGGCGTTTAAATGCCACAGCCGGTTGATTTGGGGATTGCGGCTAAATTGGAGCCAACGCTGGCGGTCGATTACTTTCGGGCCAAAGGTTATGACTTCAGCTGGAACTGGCAGGAAATCGATGCGGACAGTCATGCACGGGCGTTTACGGTGGCGAAAGCGGTCCGGATGGACATTCTGACGGCCATTCGTGATGAGGTGGACAGGTCGCTGAGTCAGGGCACCCCCGAACGCGATTTTATCAACACCCTTACCCCACGTTTGCAAGCGCAAGGTTGGTGGGGCAAGCCAATTGTGGTTGACAGTGACGGTAATGCGGAAACCGTCCAGTTAGGCAGCCCGGCCCGGCTGGCAACGATTTATCGCACCAATTTAGCGACCGCCTATCAAGCCGGGCGATATCAGCAGCAATTGGCAAGCACAGACACCCATCCCTACTGGCAGTACATTGCCGTGATGGACAAGAACACCCGGAAAAGCCATGCGGCCATGGACGGACGGGTGTTCCGTTTTGATGATCCGATTTGGAATACACTTTATCCGCCTAACGACTGGGGGTGTCGCTGTCGTGTTCGGGCGCTAACCGCTGCACAGGTCAAACGAATGGGACTCACCGTGGAGTCCAGTCTCGGTACGGTGAGTACCCAGCTTGTTGAGGCAGGAGTTGATAAGCGGACGGGGGAAGTTTATCAGTCGGAAGTCACGACGTACCGCGATGGCAAGCAGCGCATGACCACCGGGGCCGGCTGGTCAAACAATGCCGGGCAACTGGCAATGGGGTCAGATATCAGTATTGCACGTAAGCTGATTGCGTTGCAGAGCCGTGAACTCCGTAGTCAGGTTATCCAGTCGTTAAATAATGCCCCGGTACGGCAACAGGCGTTCGCGCAATGGGTCGGTCAGGTGCTGACGCAACGACGCCCGGGTAACAACATTCAGCCGCTCGGGTTTATGACGGACGATATTGCGGTGGCGGTAGAAGCGCGAACGGGCAAGCCCGCGGCACGTTTGCTGGCTATCAGTGAAAAAGACCTGGTGCATGCTGACAGCCTCAAACACCAGAAAAAAGGCGTCGCGTTGACGATGGCCGAATATCAGGCGCTGCCTAAAACCGTGGCTAATCCGTCCGCAGTGCTTTGGGATAAGCAGAATCAGAATGTGTTGTATATCCGCAGTGATGATAACCGCACCCTTAAAACGGTGGTCAATGCGCCCTGGTCGGTACGCAAACAGCCTGATGCGCTTGATGTGGTTATCAATACATACCGGGTGCCGTTAGCCGAATTAAAAAAAGGGGTGACCGGCGGGAATTATGAATTACTGCAAGGGACGCTATAACAACAAAGCCCCGAATAACGGGGCTTGCTACAGTGGCGGGAGTTGAACCCACATAAACGTATGGCGCTCTGCGCTGACGTCGAATTACCGATTATTCGTACACTGTTTAACCTATCTTATCACGAGTGAGAATGAATGCAACTGGACTATCAATTTGAGGATGCGGCGATACAGGCGGCCTTTAAGCGCGTGCAAAAGCTGGGGCGAGATACTACGCCGATCACCCGCGCGATTGCCGCGATTCTCGCCAGTGAAAGCGAAGAGGCGTTTGCGAAAGAAGCTGACCCGACGACAGGCACCCCCTGGAAACCGTTAACCGAAAAGTACAAAGCCAGACTGGCAAAAAAAGGCAAGACGGGCAGAATGTTACAGCGCTCACAGGGGGGGCTGGCGATGTCGTTGTCAACAGCGTATGACGCAGTGAGCGCGGCCATTGGCACTAACAAAGTTTACGCAGCGATCCATCAATGGGGCGGGTTGCCCGATATGCCGCCTGGCCCGGCTGCGATACCCGCTCGCCCGTATATGGGGCTGTCAGCGCAAGGCGCGGCGGACATTATCGACATTATCAATACGCAGCACGCAGCCGCACTCAAGGCACGTTAGTATGTCCGTCTTACAGAAAAAAAAGTTAAACGCCTCCTGAGATTTTTAAACGGGTTTTAAACGGGGTATAGTGTCACTGCTCTCCCCCGTTTTATCTTTTCTTTCCCATGCAGGTGTGATCCCCCACAAACCCACTTTCTTTTCATATTGCCCAGAATGGCAGCATGAAAAAGAAAAGCCCAATTCCCAACACCCGTTTAGCGATTCTAAATGCCTCGATGACTCAGGCAGCCGATGGCTGGTATCAGCTACTGCCCGCGGGGTATTTTAGTGCCCGTGACGGCCGCCCAGACGATGTTGTCGGTGGGCAGTGGTTTATGGATGCCGCCATTGCTGAACAGTTTATTACGGCGACAGCCGCTGTCGGCCAGCCTGTGTTGTTTGACTACAACCATGTGACATTAAAACAAGATGAAGATGCTGCTGCATGCAAAGACGCTATTGCGGCGGCCTGGCTGAAAAATCCCTCAACAGATATGCAGTGGCGCGAAGGTTTGGGGCTGTTTGTTCGCCTGTCGTTAACGGCGGCGGCTCAAACCGCCATTGATAACAGCGAATGGGCTTATCTGTCCGCCGTATTTCCTTATAACGAGCTGGGCCATCCCCTTTATTTGAGGATGGGCGCACTCACCAATGACCCCGGTTTAACCGGTATGCGGCCTCTGGCTGTGCTGGCGGCGCAAACTCTTTCGGACTTTTTACCCCCATCAAAACAGGACATTGTTATGAATGATCTTATTCTCCAGTTGCTAGAGCAACTGGGTATTGAACTGCCCGACGATACAGCCGAACTCAGCGAAGAAGCACTCAATGATTTACTGAATCAGGCGCTGTCTGCGATTGAAACCCTGAAAGCGTCAGCCCAGGCGGCTGTTGATACGCAAGAGGTGATTGAGAGTACGGCAGACGCGGACAGTGTGACCAGTGGCGTAACCGATATCGTTGATGATGCCGCCGCCGATATCACCGAAGCAGAGCAGATCCTTGAAGATGCTGCATTAAGTGGTGTTGACTTAACTCAATTTGTTCCCACGCGTGTGTATCAGATTCTGGCCCGCCGTGCTGCGGTGTTAAGTGCCCGGTCGGGTGCACAAAGCGCGGAGTCGATTATCTCCAGCGCCCGCCGACAAGGGCGCGTTATAGCAGCAGAGGTCCCTTATTTGCGGGCGGTAGCGAGACAGCACGGTATGGCGGAGTTAAACGCAGCGATTGCTGGCCGGAAAGGCATTGCCGCACTCACCAGCCGACAGACACTGAGAACGAAACCCCCCTCGCGTCTGGCTGTCTTGTCCGCGTCTGAAAAAGAAGCGGCTCGCCTGCAAGGATTATCGGAAGCCGAATTCCTGAAACGCAAACAAAAAGGAGCCAAATAATGGCGATTGTTACCCCTGCACTGATTAAAGCGTTATTCACCGGCTGGAACGGTGATTTCCAAAATGGGTTGGACCAGGCTCCCAGCCAGTATGAGCAAATCGCTACCGTCATCCCCAGTACAACAAAATCCAACACTTATGGCTGGCTGGGGCAGTTTCCCGGGATGCGTGAATGGATCGGTGACCGGGTTATCAAAGACATGCAATCACACGGTTATCAAATCATTAACCGGCCATTTGAGAGCACGGTGGGGGTTGATCGGGATGACATTGAAGACGATAACGTTGGCATTTACTCCCCCTTATTTACTGAAATGGGGCGTGCCGCCGGTGTGCAGCCGGATGAGCTGGTATTTGGGGCGCTGTCTAACGGCTTCTCCAATCTGTGCTATGACAAACAGAACTTCTTTGATGCCGATCATCCGGTCTACCCCAATGTTGACGGCAAGGGGGATGCCGAATCGGTCAGTAACATCCTGACAGACGACAGCTACAAAGGGCTACCGTGGTTTGTGCTCGATAATTCCCGCGCGATTAAACCCGTCATCTTCCAGCAGCGTAAAGCGCCGGAAATGGTCGCGATGGATAAAGTCGATGATGAGCAAAACTTTATGCGTAAGCTCATTCGCTACGGCGTCGATACCCGTTGTGAGGCCGGTTACTCATTCTGGCAACTGGCTTACGCCGCTAAAGCGCCATTGACTGCGGATAACGTCTGGTCGGTGATTTCCGCCATGCGTCAGTTTAAAGCGGATGGGGACCGTCCGCTGGCAATCCGTCCGACTCATTTGGTTGTGCCGCCGGCAATGGAGAAAGACGCCACGCAGTTATTAGAGCGTGAGCTAACGGTTGACGCCAAGGGCGGCACTATCAGCAATGAAATGAAAGGCCGCCTTGAGCTGATTGTGGCGGATTACCTCTAATCACTTGTTAAACGGGGTATTAACCCCGTTTAAACCCTGTTTAAAGGACGTGAAATGTTATGTCAGAGCAAATTTCAATGGCTGAACATGTTGAAATGGTGGTGGTTAATACCGCGCATGATGGCTATCGCCGGGCCGGGTTTGTACTTGACCAGGGCGGAAACACGTTGTCAGCCGTTAATATTGAGCAGCGTCAGGCGCTGGAGACTGATCCCCGTTTGTCTGTCACGGTTATTACGTCAGATACCGATAATGACGAACCGGGGCGGCTGGCTCATCAAGATGATACAGCTACGTTAGCTCACGCCAAGAAAAATAAGGCGAATAAATGAGTTACGCCCGGCTTGCTGATATGTACGCGCGTTACAGTCGTGACAGCCTGAACACGCTGACGGATGTCAAGATTGATAACTGGGCGACTTTAACCGCTGACGAACTGACGATGGCGCGTCAGCGACTGATACAAACGGCGCTGGATGATGCTTGCGCGACGATTGACGGCTATATCGACAGTCGCGCGACCTTGCCGCTGAAAACGGTACCCTCTGTTCTTGTCCGTGTGGCCTGTGTGCTGGCGCGGTTTTCGCTCGAAGACGGCGCGGCAACGGAAAAAGCCACGAAAGACAGTGAAAATGCGATCCGTCTGCTGGAAAAAGTCGCTGCCGGGGAGGTGAGTCTCGGGCTCAGTAAAGAGGCTGAACGCCCGGAAGGCGGTGATATTGCGCAAATCACCAGTGACGGCAGTGTCTGGCAGCGCGAAAAATCACGGGGATTTATCTGATGAATACCCCGACCGCTATCACCAGTGATATTTCAGATGCGTTGCTGACGGGCATTCAGCAGTTGTTTGGTAAAACGCTGCGCAAAGTGGATACCCACCCGGGGCAATGGAGTGACAGCGCCGTCAAGCTGATTATCAACACCGCCCCGGCGGTTTACGTCGCCTGGTTAGGCAGTCGCCAGGGCGAGATACGTCATACCGCCATTAGCACCTGGGGCATTTTTGTCAGTGCCAGCGTGTTAAACGGCCGGCAAACCCAGGTGCCGGGCATTTATCAGATTGTTGAACGGCTCACCGCCTGGCTGAACAACCGCCGGATTGCCCCGGCAGGTAACTTCACGCTAACCCAAATTGGCAACTTGTGGAGCGATACGCAAAGTCAGGCGGGCGTGGCGGTGTATGGGCTGTATTTTGATGCGCCGCAACCGTTGCCGGACCCCACTACGGTTGACGATTTAGACGATTATGACACTCATTATCAGCAATGGGGGCAGCCAGCAGGCACGTCTGAGCAGGAAGCCCTTATTCATTTACCTATTCAGGATAAATTAACACCATGACTGAATTGCATATTAAACCCACACCGGGGTTGGTTGTTCGTGACCCCGAGACCTGCGAACCGCTGGCTGAAAAAGGCGATAAAAAGCCCCGTATTGGGTACTGGTTACGTCGCCTGAAAGACGGTGATGTAGTTGAAATTCCTGCTGTATCAACAAAAAAAGGAGCATCGCAATAATGGCGCTCTCATTTAATGAAATCCCGGCCAATATCCGGGTGCCACTGTGCTATATCGAATTTGATAACAGTGCCGCCGTCACCGGCACGCCGCAGATGTTGCATAAGACATTGCTCTTAGGATTGCGCATGAAAACCGGACGGGTACCCGCCGGGCAACCTTTTCGTGTCACCTCCGCCAGTGCCGCTGAAACCGCGTTCGGGCGTGGCTCCATGCTGGCTGAAATGGCGGCAGCATTTATCAAAGGCAACGCGTTTGCTGAACTGTGGGCGCTCGGCCTTGATGGTGCAGAGAATAGCGTCAAGGCCGAAGGGAAAATTCAGCTTATCGGTAAAGTCGCTCAAACCGGGCAAATTGCGTTGATGATAGCTGGCGTTCCCGTGCGTGTCACTGTCAAGGCCGGTGATGATGCGGTCACGATGGCCGGTAAGATCCGCGAGGCGATTAGTGCACATGAAAAGCTGCCGATCACGGCGAGCGCAGAAGCCCTGGCCGACACCGTGATGCTAAAAGCCAAATGGGGGGGTGAAACCGGCAATGATATTGATGTCCGGGTCAACTACTACGATGCGGAAATGCTGCCGGCGGGTATTAACTTAGCAATTACCCCGATGGGTGGGGCCACGGGTAACCCTGATTTAGCGACCGCCATTACTGCATTCGGTGATACCTGGTGGAACTATATTGTTAACCCCTTCACGGATACACCGAACCTCGATTTATTGCGTGACGAACTGAAAACGCGCTGGGGACCGCTGCGCATGATAGACGGCATTTGCTGGATGGCCTACCGCAGCACACTGGCGCAAACGTCAACGTTTGGGACGTTACGCAATGATTATCTGTTTTCCACGATGGCAACCGGAATTGCGCCGCAGCCAACTTATGTCTGGGCGGCCACCCTGGCGGGCGTGGCGGTGGGTTCACTGAGTATTGACCCGGCTCGTCCCCTCCAAACGTTGCAATTGCCCGGTATTTTGCCGCCTGCCGCCAGCGACCGCTGGGCGCTGAATGAGCGTAATCTGCTGCTCTATGACGGGATGTCAACCTGCAATGTGGCGGCGGGTAATGTCGTGCAGATTGAGCGCATGATAACCATGTATCGCGAAAACAACTTCGGTGACCCCGATCCCAGTTATCTGGACGTAGAGACTATCGCGACCCTTTCGTATCTGCGTTACTCAACACGGGTGCGTATCACGCAAAAATATCCGCGGCATAAGCTGGCTAATGACGGTACACCGTTCAGTGCCGGCCAGGCGATAGTCACGCCGTCCGTCATCAGAACAGAGTTGTTAGCCTTATTTACCGAACATGAATTTGCCGGACTGGTGGAAGATTTTGACGCGTTTAAAGCGACACTGATTGTGGAACGCGACAGTAATGATCGCAATCGCCTTAATGTCCGCAGCAATCCGGATCTGGTTAATCAGTTCCGTATTTACGCTCACGCTATCCAGTTTATTTTGTAATAAGGAAAACTTATGGCAAGTCCCTATCAGTACACCGGTATTGCGTATATCCGCTTGAATGGGAAAGAGATTCAAACCAAGGACGGCGCGCAACTGACGCCGGGCGGCGTCACCCGTGACCCGGTTATCGGATCCCGAGTTTACGGCTGGCAGCAGACACCGAAAGAGGCCCGACTGAGCTGTGTTATTCCGCAAGGCCCCGGTGTCAGTCTGTTTATGATTAAAAATATGGTGGATGCGACTATCGAATTTGAATGTGACACCGGCGAACGCTTTATGCTCGCTAACGCCTGGTGTGACGGCAATGTATCCCTGACCAGCAAAGGTGAGATATCTGCGGAATTTATTGGCATTGAATGTAAGGAGATTTAACCATGTTTCAGTTAGAACACGGCCTGCAATACGGCCATGATGACAAAGCCGAAAAGCAGTTTGATGTTGAACTGCGTCAGTTGACCGCCGGTGATTTGATTGATGCCGAAACCGCCAGTGAACGGGTCGTGATGACGGAAAAAGGCCCGATGCTACTCTCCAGTCCGGCGCTAATGGGCTATGAGCTGTTACGTCGTACCATTGCGCGTATCGGTAACATCAACGGCCCGATACCGATGATGTTACTGAAAACCCTGCATCAGGATGATTTGGAGTTGATTGCTGGCCAGGCCGGTTTACAGCGTCATGTGGCGATGGAAACGATGAGGCAAGTCGCAGACGAGGGGCGATAGTTTGCAGTGCGTGCGGGCTATCGAGCGCACTGCCTTATACGTCGGTATCCGGCTCAAAGGTGGGCCAGCCTGGGCGCTGGCCTTACCGCTGCCGAAGTTATGGCTTTATTCACACTGGCTGGAGAAACGCTAAATGACCACGAAAAATCGCGCCGAATTTATTGTTAATCTGGTCGGTAATGTAACGCAAAAAGCCCGTCAGTTTGGCGCCAGTATCCGCCGGTTCGGCACCGATGGCAGCCGCTCAATGCGGCTGTTTTCCAGTGCGGTAACCGGGGCGAACGGTATTCTGGATAAATTTGATAACCGCCTTGTCGGATTTGTGACCGGGGGCGGCCTGGCAATGGCGGGCAAACAGGTTGCCGACCATCAGCAGACCATCACTGAGCTGGGCACAACCTATAATCTGACGGCTGACCAGGTGATGAAACTCGATGCTGCGGTAACCAAAGTGACCGCCCATCGTAAACTCAGTACATCCGATCTCATGACCGGTGCAGAAGCGTTTTTGGGAAAAACGAATGATTTTGAGGCGACGTTAGCGCAGCTGGACAATATTGCGCTCAGTATCAACGGGATCAAGATGGAAGCCAGTGCTGCCGGGGATGAGCTGGGCGGGATGTTTAATGTGGGCTTTAAGTCCCCGGAGAAAATGCGAAAATGGCTGGACAGTGTAGTTTCTGCCAGTCGGGAGGGAACAGGCAATATCGGCGACCAACTGACCGCATTAAGGGGATTGGGGAAAGACACAAAGTGGCAATCCCAGTTAGACCAACAGCAAATGTTGGCAATGCTGCGTGTTGCTAATGCCGAATTTAATGATCCAGAACAGGCATTTTCTGCCATGCAGGGTTTTTACGACGCTATTAATGATAAAGAAAAGCAGAAAATTTTAAAACGAAAAGGCCGAATTGATGTAAAAGATAAAAATGGGCAGCTAAAACACCCTGCTGATCTCGCATTTGAAATCAGTAACGCAGCCAAAAATAAGGAGCACAATTTAAAAGATGTTTTTGATGGCGATACATTGAAACTGGCGATGGTTTTTGCTGATCCTAAAAAACGTGATTTGGTAAAAAAGATTGCACATCCGGATAATATTGATGATGGGCTGCTGGAGAAAAAGGCCACACAAAACGTTCAGACATTGAATGGCGCATTAACATCACTAGCGAACACCGGGGAGCGTTTTGCTCAACTTAAGCTGGCTAAACCGGTTCAGGACTTGGCAGACGCTATACATTCACTGACCCCAGAAGAGCTAGACAAATACGCCGCTGCCGTTGAAAAAGCGGCATATGCCATCGGAGCAGCAGTAGCCGCGCGTTATGTGTATCGCACCGGTAAAGGGGTATACAATTTTGCCCAATATATTAAGGGCGGCCCAGCAGGTTCGGCGGGGGGTGATACTCCTTCCGGGCCATTAAGTGGCTCTGATGTCGTGCCCGTTTATGTGACGAACTGGCAAGACCAAAATAATAATAATAATAATACAACAGGGCCTGACGACAATTTTAAGTTTAAAAAAGGCCGGATCCGCGGAGCAGCAATTGCATCAACAGTTGCGCTGCCCCTGTTGTCATCCAAAGAACGGGATAAAAATCTTAATAAGTATTTTAAACAAATGCGTGAAGAATACCCACATGCATACGACGCAAACGGTAAAGAACGCGGTTCTCAAATATTCCCCGTCAACCTTAAGAATTGGTGGTACGAGCGTAACGAACGGATAGAAAAAGACGGTATCAAACCTTCCCCTTATTTAACCGGCGACTGGGAGCAGAAATCTCCCCCGTCGCTAACAGAGCCGTGGGAATACCGCCAGCCCCAACCGCAGCAAAATCCGCAAAAGCCGCCGGAAGGCAAGATTACGATTCAGGTTGAAACAACCGGGGATATCAAAGCAAAAACCAAATCAGTCAAGGCTGAGAATGTCGATTTGCGAGTGAATACCGGCTACAGCTACGGGAAAAGTTACTGATGGAAATTGATTTTGACCAGGTCATGACACTGTTTAATGACAATTCCTGGCGCAGCCGGGTAGGGAATGGTAAGGGAACCTTTCGCGGTCAGACTTTCTATATTATTGATGATGCGACGTTAACCGGCGGTCGTCGTGTTGTTCGTCATGAATACCCGTTGCGGGACGACGGCGAAACCGAAGACATGGGGCTGACTACCCGCGAGTATGCATTTACTGCGGTGGTGTTTGGTGATAACTACTTTAATCAGCGTGACGCCCTGATAACGGCGCTTGAAACTCCCGAACCGGGCGAAATCGATCATCCTTACTGGGGTAAGCAGCGAATTCAAATCGAAACCTACACCGTACGGGAGTCTTGCTATACCGGCGGGGTTGCCATGTTCTCTGTCACCTTTGTGCTGGCAGCGGATAAAACCGCCCCAGTTGAAACACATAAGCCTGAACTGAACAGCGACAGCCTGACGAGCCGCATTCTGTCCGATGTGACAGCGGCATGGGGCACGGTTACTGATGCCATGGCTAAAGTCACGGACACACTGAATACGGTTGAAGCGACGGTTAACACAATTGTTAACGGTATTCGCAGCTTACCGGCTACCTCCGGCATGAACCAGCTGTTAGGGTCCGCGCTGGCGCTGAAAGGTTCGTTAAAGAACCTGATTAATGCGCCTCATCAGCTCTTTGATGATATCGCTAATTTGGTCAGTGGCATGGCGGAAATTGCCCCACCCGCCGTTGCCAGCCGGGCATTACGTAAAACCGGCAGCAGTATTCAGGTGCAATCAAAACCGAATGTGCCGGCAGTGGCACATTTACAGCATGTGGTGAATACCACCACTACTGTTTTTATTGCGACCCAACTTGCTGAGTTAGTGTTAAACGCCGCAACAGAAGCCGCGAAAACCAAACCGTCGGCACCTTCATTAACCCTGGCCGGGACACCTTACACCGTTTTTTCTCAGTCATCCGAATCTGGGGCTGAACTCCCCGTAACATCTATTCCGCTGATTGAAACGCTGGATGACACCCGTAAAGCCAGCGTACAGCTTGATGATGAACTGATGCAATTACTGATAGCGACCGGGGATTTGGGCTGGTTCGAGACCTCCAATCAGCTCCGGGATTTTCGCATTACCTTTGTCCAGCAAATGCAGGCCACGGCGGGGGCGTTACCGACCGCCAGACATATTGCGCTGGCAGGAACAGAGCCAGCACTGGTCACGCTTTATCGTGAAACGGGTGAGGTGCGACAACTGGACCGTTTTATCCGCCGGAACGGCATTCGACATCCGGCGTTCGTGACCGGCGGTGTAGACGTTGAGGTGATTAATGGCTAACACGATTGAATTAATTTTAGGTAATAAAATCTACTCAGGCTGGAAAACACTGGATGTCACCCGCAGCCTGGAGGACATGGCCGGGCAATTCTCACTGGGTGTCACCGTTAAAGGCAGTGACTCTCCGCTAGTGCTTTTACCCGGTCAATCATGCCAGCTTGAAATCAACGGTCAGCGGGTGATCACCGGTTATGTGGATACGGTGGAAACCAGTATTGATGATGAGCGAACTATTACGGTGTCTGGCCGGGATAAAACCGGTGATTTAGTTGATTGTGCCGCAATACATGGCAAGGGCCAGTGGCGTAATGTCACTCTGGAAACTATCGCAAAAGACTTGTGCCAGCCGTTTGGTGTCGTCGTGCGTTGGGAAGTTAAAACAGCATCAGCGGCAACGGTGTTCAAGCAGTGGCAAATCGAACCTGGCGAAACCGTGTTTGATAACCTGTCTCGTGCTGCCCGACACCGTGGGGTGCTGGTAACCAGTAACGCCCTTGGTGAGTTGGTTTTTATCACTGCCAGCACGGAAAAAGCCGGTGTTTTACTACTGGGGCCATCAGACAATCAAGGTGTGAAAATTCAAACGATTGACACTTACCTGTCCTGGATTGACCGGTTCAGTCTGTACCGCGTCAAAGGCAGTAATGCCGCCGGTGGCATTTGGGGAGAAACCCAGACCCCAGCACAATCTACCGCGATTAATATTGATGTGCGTGATGCTGAAATCACCCGCTATCGCCCCACTATTATTCTTGCTGACGATAATCTAACTACGGCGAAAGGCAATGCGCGCGGTTCGTGGGAGCAAAAACGCGCGCTGGCGCATGGCGTAACTGCCACGGTGGGTGTCACTGGCTGGTTCAAACCGAATGGTCAGCTTTGGCAGCCTAACGAACTGGTGGTGCTAAAGGCCCAGCCAGCCGGATTTAACGAGAAAGCCCTGTTGATTGTCTCGGTGAATTATACGCTTGATAACGATATGGGCACGGTGACAAAGCTCGAACTGATGCCGCGTGACGGTTTTAACGAACCCGCCCAGCCTGAACCCAAAACCCATGATGGAGTGTGGAGATGATTAATCAGCTTCATAAGCTCACCGCCAGCATTCAGCGCCGTGTCCGGCTGCTGATTTCGCGGGGCGTGGTTAATATTGTCAATGACTCACTGAAACAGCAAAACTTGCAGGTTTCGTTGCTGGCTGATGAAGCGGCTGACGATGTAGAACGGTTTCAAAACTATGGTCACAGTAGCGTTCCGCCCGTCGGCAGTGAGGCCATTGTCCTGTCGGTCAGTGGCGTTCGTCAGCACCTGGTGGCCATTGCTGTCGATAATAAAAACACCCGCCTGGGTAAATTAAAGGCGGGAGACTCTGCACTTTATCATCTGGAAGGGCATCATATTTTACTGACAGAAAGCGGCGTTGTTCGTATTCAGTGCAAGCGTCTTGAAGTCATGGCGGATGAAATTGTGTTTGATACTCCCCAAACCCGCTTTACCGGCAATGTTGATATTGTTGGGGTCAGTACAGCGGACAATCATATGTCAGGTTCAACCAGCGGTAAAGACCATATTCACACTGAACATGACGGATACAGCACGAGCAAACCAAGATGAATGACATTGCGCTTCAATGGCAAACCAACAACGCAGACATTGCTATTGAGCACGCTGATATTGTGCTGGATAACTCATTAGCGACTGCGGTCATTATTTCCTTGTTTACTGACCGCCGGGCGCTGGATTCTGACGAACTCCCTTCGGGGGCCGGTACTGACAAGCGCGGTTGGTGGGGTGACTCATTTAATACACGGCAGATAGGCAGCCGTTTATGGTTGTTATCACGGGAAAAACAGTTGTCATCCGTTCTACATCGGGCCAAAGCCTATGCGGATGAAGCGCTAGCCTGGCTGATTGAAGATAACCATGCAAAACAAATCAATGTTGCTGCAACAGCGCCCGAACGCGGGGTTTTGTTGTTGACAGTGAATATTACTCTATTGAGTGGCAGTGTATTACCGCTGTCGTTTAAAGCTCATTTAAGTGTGATTTAAATGCCATATAAAGCTCCCCCACTTAGCACGTTACTGGCTCGTACTCAGTCAGATATTGAAAGTCGTTTGCCTGGCACATTTTCCCGTGCTGCATTTAGTACCACGGGGGCAATTGCTTTTGCTAATGCGGGTAACGCCGCCGGATTACATGACCATCTCGCCTGGACCAGCCGGCAAGTTGTCCCGCATCTTTCAGATGATGACAAGTTGCTTGAGCATTGCGAATTCTGGGGGGTGTGGCGTAAACCCGCTACTCAGGCGACAGGGAGTATTACAGTGACTGTGCTAAATGAAACCGTGGTACCGAAAGGAACGCGCTTTCAACGCCCTGACGGTATTGTCTTTGAGTCTACTGATGATGTGTATGCCGCATCGGGTGAAAACCCCGTTTCTATTATTGCCATCGAACCCGGCCGTCGGGGAAATACAGCAGCCGGGGTTGAATTTGAATTGGTTTCGCCCGTGGTGGGTGTGAGAACTCAAGCCATAACTCAGTATATCGGTGGCGGTGCAGAACGGGAGTCGATTGATTCACTGCGTGCTCGTTTGTTGTTCAGAGTGCAATATCCACCCTCCGGGGGCAATAAATATGACTATGAGCGCTGGGCGAAGGAATGTGCAGGGGTCACTCGTGCGTGGTGTATCCCGCGCTACCGTGGCTATGGGTCGGTGGGTGTTTTGTTCGTCATGGACGAAGAAACCAATATATTTCCGCGGCCTGGCGATCTTGTGCGTGTGAAAGAATACCTGACCGGGCATATCAACCCGGTCACAAACCAAGCGGAAGGAAAAACAACAGGTGCGGAATTGATTGTTGAAAGCCCGGTTGCCAAGATCATTAGTTTTCGTATTCGCTTATCGCCGAACACAGAAGTCGTCAGACAGGCTGTAAAAACCAATTTGAAAGGTTATCTGGAAAATCTGCCGCCGGGTGGATTGGCCTTGCTATCAGAAATGCGGGCCACCATTTCTAACGCACCGGGTGAAATTGATAACACCGTAATTTCACCCGGTGCGGACGTGTATGCAACCGAGCATGAAATTTTTGTGTTGGGAGATGTCGAATGGCAATGACCGCAAAGGACTATCAAAAATCCGGGCTTGATTTATTGCCAGTTGGCAAAGCCTGGATAAGAGATCCCGATAGTGATATGGGTAAATTAATGCTGGCCTCGGGCGAAGAATTTTCCCGTATCGACGTGATTAATGACGCTATTTTAAATGAAATTTATGCCGACCGGGCTTTTATGCTGCTGGACGATTGGGAAGAGTTCACCGGGCTTCCCGATTGCAGTATTGACGATGAATCAACGATTGACAGTCGCCGCCAGGCAGTAAAAGCAAAATTGGTCATGTCGGGTAGCCTTTGTAATCAATTTTATGAGCATTTGGCAGCAGAACGCGGCTATCGTATCAAAATTGAGGAGCATCACCCCCACCACTGCCTACGTGGATGCAATTATCCCATTTATCCAGAAAAGAATTGGTTTCGTGTTTTCGTTCATGTTTTTGAAAAAACAATGCGTTTTTCAACTGTACTTGATAATTGTAAGCAGCGTTTGCGTGTTGCTGACGCGGCAGACCTTGAGTGTTTATTAGAGCGATATGCTCCTGCCGAAACTGAATTTGTATTTATTTATGAGGATTAACGATGTTTGGACTTGATAACCCCTCTGGCGTTAGCGTGATGCCGCCCATCACCCCGGCAAGCAATCCGACACCACTCTGGTTTACTGAGGGTGGCGCGGGTCTTGCTGTCAGCTACCCCGGCCAAGAATGGTTTAACATTGTGCAAGCTGAATTGCTTGCCGTTTTGCAAGAAGCGGGCATTAAGCCAGACAAAAGCAAATTAAATCAACTTGCAGTGGCAATTAAAAGTATCGCAGCTGAAAGAGGTATCGATCTTACAGATAAACTCGGTAACAGCAGTGCATTAGCTGCGTCACAAAAGCTGGTGACTGAGGTTAATGACAACGCTAATAATAAGCTGGCCAAAAACCAAAACGGCGCTGACATTCCCGACAAAAACGCGTTTGTGAAAAACCTCGGTTTGTCGGAAACGGTGGAGTTGGCTCAGGGGGCGTATCCAAGATCGGGTGGTGTTTTGGATGGGAATATGGATGCGGTCGGGTCCATTTCCGGTAAGGGTGTATATGAATACCCAAGTATTCGTGTCTATAGCGCCGTAAACAAACCGTCACCGGGAGAACTAGGGGCATATACCACAGGTGAGTGCAATGGGAAATTTCAACTCAGGGGCAGTGGTCTTTTATCGATAGACTCAGATAATGCAAGATTCAATGGACACGTGTTAGCGTGGCTGGATGAAGTTAACCGAAATTATCAACCTCGCGGTAATTACCAGCCAGCCGGGAACTATGCTCCTACGGGTCTGTCATATACTAAATCTGAGTCTGACTCCCGATATGGCAGCAAAAATACTGCTTTAAAATCTTCTAATGGGTGGTGGAAATGTAATGATACTGGGATGATTTATCAGTGGGGATTAGTAGAAAGAAAGAATGATACAACTGCTGTCAATTTCCCGATCGTATACCCCAATAAATGTTTTAACATACAGTTAACGTTGGGGAATGCTTATCGCAACTCTAGTTCTAATATCGTTGCGTACGAAGCAAGCAATTCGGGCTTTGCTTGCGTAGCATATTCACAAGAAGTTTGGGCGTATTGGTTCGCGATGGGGTATTAAATATGTATTACTACAGTGCAAAAATGAATGCATTCTATCCTGTAGAAATGAAGCAGGATTATATTGATGCTGGTTCATTTCCCGATGATGTAATAGAAGTGAGTGAATCGGTTTTTATTGAGTTTGTTGGCAATGCTCCCCCGAAGGGTAAATGTCGTATAGCGGATAAAAATGGTTTACCCGCATGGGGTGATATTCCTCCGATGACTCAAGAACAACTGGTGCAACAGTTCGAAAATACAAAGAAACGACTGATATCAGAAGTAAGTGAGAAAATACTTCCTCTACAAGACGCTTTTGATCTAGGCATTGCATCAGAAGCAGAAAAGTCCGATCTGCTGGCATTAAAAAAATTACAGAGTCATGCTCAATCGTACCGACTTACATGTTAATTCTGATGTTAAATGGCCTAAAGAACCAGGGTAATCAAAGGGCCATTGCTGGCCCTACCATCACTTCGGCACTTCCGGCCACTCAACATCCGGCGCTTGATTCACATCTACACGAGTGAGTAATACCCGGTATTTCTTCCATTCAAGCAAAGCGGCTTTCTCTGAGTCTGTCGCAACCTCCAAGTCAACAGAGTCTTGTAGCAATGAGAGAGTGTCATTTGCCTGCTGTAACAGTGCTGCTTGCTGTTGTTTTGCTTCATCAATCTGATGCGATTTGAGAAGGTCTTTATCTACTACCCACTCTTTACCGTTCCACTTGTCAAAATCAGTGGGTGGTTTTTTGAATGTGAGCGTATCCGGTAATTCCCCGATTTCAGTGATTTCAGTCGGAGCGCGAGTTTGCGTGTCGTAAGCGGTTTTACCCCGGTAATCAGGTAAGATTTCCCAACGGCTTTTATCTTCGCTTCTACAAACAGCCTCATCATCAGATTTCGGAAGTTCTGGCGCATCAGAATAAGCACCGGCCGATAAGCTGACACCCAGCATCACATATTCGATATCAGAGCTCGTGAATTCTCGTGTGATTTGATTCGAGTGATAAACCTTTATCCATCCTGCCTGAATAGCCAAACCATCTTTACCCAATACGGCTGTTTCATGGTCTAAAGAGTATTTTTGTTCTGTCATTATGCTGCTCTCACTATGTAGTTAAATGCGACGTTGCGGGGACGGGTTTCGTGACCGCCCGTTTTTTCCGTTGTAAATGATTGATATGAACCTAGATTTTCATTGTTGAGTGTAGTGCCGCCTTCATTTTCATATCTGAGAACAGTTCTGAAAGTTATGCTGTGACTGTGTGATTTAAATTCATCAGTTTGCCATGACCCGCATACCCGCCCCGGATCAACACCGCGCCCATCATCCCAGCCACGAATAAATTCGCCTCTTAAGTCAGGTATTTTACCGTCAGGGTAAGCTTCGGCTAACTTCGGGTATAAAGACTTGTTAAATGTCTGACCGTTGCATGTGAGATAACCAGGCGGCGTGTATCGATGAGGATATGGAAGTGGGATGCCCACTGGAATATTGGGCGGCTGAGGATTTTCAGAATTATATTCCTGAGCCCAAGGTGTCCATGGTGAATTGAGATATTGGCTACGTGTATATACCCGGCTGCTGTTATAGACAAAATAACGTTGAGTCACAGCATTATTTTTCAAAACGACAAGTGAACCCGCAAGCTGCTCAGGGTAATTTTTACCCGTTCGTGCGTTGGCATTTGCATATTGAACATAAAGCCCTGGCGTTTCATAGTCATTTAAATCGGCTCTGTCGAGGATTAATGTTGGCTCACCAAAGATATCTTGAGAGCTAATATTGACATCCCCACTCAACGCTTTCCCGTTAATTTTCCGGCTGCCCGGTACTGCGTTCCTCGCCAACTCCACCGTTTCCGACAAACCGAGGTTTTTCACAAACGCGTTTTTGTCGGGAATGTCAGCGCCGTTTTGGTTTTTGGCCAGCTTATTATTAGCGTTGTCATTAACCTCAGTCACCAGCTTTTGTGACGCAGCTAATGCACTGCTGTTACCGAGTTTATCTGTAAGATCGATACCTCTTTCAGCTGCGATACTTTTAATTGCCACTGCAAGTTGATTTAATTTGCTTTTGTCTGGCTTAATGCCCGCTTCTTGCAAAACGGCAAGCAATTCAGCTTGCACAATGTTAAACCATTCTTGGCCGGGGTAGCTGACAGCAAGACCCGCGCCACCCTCAGTAAACCAGAGTGGTGTCGGATTGCTTGCCGGGGTGATGGGCGGCATCACGCTAACGCCAGAGGGGTTATCAAGTCCAAACATCGTTAATCCTCATAAATAAATACAAATTCAGTTTCGGCAGGAGCATATCGCTCTAATAAACACTCAAGGTCTGCCGCGTCAGCAACACGCAAACGCTGCTTACAATTATCAAGTACAGTTGAAAAACGCATTGTTTTTTCAAAAACATGAACGAAAACACGAAACCAATTCTTTTCTGGATAAATGGGATAATTGCATCCACGTAGGCAGTGGTGGGGGTGATGCTCCTCAATTTTGATACGATAGCCGCGTTCTGCTGCCAAATGCTCATAAAATTGATTACAAAGGCTACCCGACATGACCAATTTTGCTTTTACTGCCTGGCGGCGACTGTCAATCGTTGATTCATCGTCAATACTGCAATCGGGAAGCCCGGTGAACTCTTCCCAATCGTCCAGCAGCATAAAAGCCCGGTCGGCATAAATTTCATTTAAAATAGCGTCATTAATCACGTCGATACGGGAAAATTCTTCGCCCGAGGCCAGCATTAATTTACCCATATCACTATCGGGATCTCTTATCCAGGCTTTGCCAACTGGCAATAAATCAAGCCCGGATTTTTGATAGTCCTTTGCGGTCATTGCCATTCGACATCTCCCAACACAAAAATTTCATGCTCGGTTGCATACACGTCCGCACCGGGTGAAATTACGGTGTTATCAATTTCACCCGGTGCGTTAGAAATGGTGGCCCGCATTTCTGATAGCAAGGCCAATCCACCCGGCGGCAGATTTTCCAGATAACCTTTCAAATTGGTTTTTACAGCCTGTCTGACGACTTCTGTGTTCGGCGATAAGCGAATACGAAAACTAATGATCTTGGCAACCGGGCTTTCAACAATCAATTCCGCACCTGTTGTTTTTCCTTCCGCTTGGTTTGTGACCGGGTTGATATGCCCGGTCAGGTATTCTTTCACACGCACAAGATCGCCAGGCCGCGGAAATATATTGGTTTCTTCGTCCATGACGAACAAAACACCCACCGACCCATAGCCACGGTAGCGCGGGATACACCACGCACGAGTGACCCCTGCACATTCCTTCGCCCAGCGCTCATAGTCATATTTATTGCCCCCGGAGGGTGGATATTGCACTCTGAACAACAAACGAGCACGCAGTGAATCAATCGACTCCCGTTCTGCACCGCCACCGATATACTGAGTTATGGCTTGAGTTCTCACACCCACCACGGGCGAAACCAATTCAAATTCAACCCCGGCTGCTGTATTTCCCCGACGGCCGGGTTCGATGGCAATAATAGAAACGGGGTTTTCACCCGATGCGGCATACACATCATCAGTAGACTCAAAGACAATACCGTCAGGGCGTTGAAAGCGCGTTCCTTTCGGTACCACGGTTTCATTTAGCACAGTCACTGTAATACTCCCTGTCGCCTGAGTAGCGGGTTTACGCCACACCCCCCAGAATTCGCAATGCTCAAGCAACTTGTCATCATCTGAAAGATGCGGGACAACTTGCCGGCTGGTCCAGGCGAGATGGTCATGTAATCCGGCGGCGTTACCCGCATTAGCAAAAGCAATTGCCCCCGTGGTACTAAATGCAGCACGGGAAAATGTGCCAGGCAAACGACTTTCAATATCTGACTGAGTACGAGCCAGTAACGTGCTAAGTGGGGGAGCTTTATATGGCATTTAAATCACACTTAAATGAGCTTTAAACGACAGCGGTAATACACTGCCACTCAATAGAGTAATATTCACTGTCAACAACAAAACCCCGCGTTCGGGCGCTGTTGCAGCAACATTGATTTGTTTTGCATGGTTATCTTCAATCAGCCAGGCTAGCGCTTCATCCGCATAGGCTTTGGCCCGATGTAGAACGGATGACAACTGTTTTTCCCGTGATAACAACCATAAACGGCTGCCTATCTGCCGTGTATTAAATGAGTCACCCCAACCAACCGCGCTTGTCAGTACCGGCCCCCGAAGGGAGTTCGTCAGAATCCAGCGCCCGGCGGTCAGTAAACAAGGAAATAATGACCGCAGTCCGCTTAATGAGTTTATCCAGCACAATATCAGCGTGCTCAATAGCAATGTCTGCGTTGTTGGTTTGTCCATTGAAGCGCAATGTCATTCATCTTGGTTTGCTCGTGCTGTATCCGTCATGTTCAGTGTGAATATGGTCTTTATCCGCTTGTTGAACCTGACATATGATGTCCCGCTGTACTGACCCAACAATATCAACATTGCCGGTAAAGCGGGTTGGGGAGTATTCAAAACAAATTTCACCGCCATGACTTCCAAGACGCTTTGCAGCTGATATTACGATTATTTCTAACGCGTTCTTCTTTTGTCAGTTAATAATATGATGCCCTTTTTTCCAGATGATTAAAGTGCAAGAGTCTCCCGTCCTTTAATTTACCCACGGCGGGTTGGTTTTTATTTATCGCACAGCAATGGCCACCAGGTGCTGACGAACGCCACTGACCGACAGGACAATGGCCTCACTGCCGACGGGCGGAACGCTACTGTGACCATAGTTTTGAAACCGTTCTACATCGTCACCGCTTCATCAGCCAGCAACGAAACCTGCAAGTTTTGCTGTTTCAGTGAGTCATTGACAATATTAACCACGCCCCGCGAAATCAGCAGCCGGACACGGGCGCTGAATGCTGGCGGTGAGCTTATGAAGCTGATTAATCATCTCCACACTCCATCATGGGTTTTGGGTTCAGGCTGGGCGGGTTCGTTAAAACCGTCACGCGGCAATCAGTTCGAGCTTTGTCACCGTGCCCATATCGTTATCAAGCGTATAATTCACCGAGACAATCAACAGGGCTTTCTCGTTAAATCCGGCTGGGCTGGGCCTTTAGCACCACCAGTTCGTTAGGCTGCCAAAGCTGACCATTTCGGTTTGAACCAGCCAGTGACACCCACCGTGGCAGTTACGCCATGCGCCAGCGCGCGTTTTGCTCCCACGAACCGCGCGCATTGCCTTTCGCCGTAGTTAGATTATTCGTCAGCAAGAATAATAGTGGGGCGATAGCGGGTGATTTCAGCATCACGCACATCAATATTAATCGCGGTAGATTGTGCTGGGGTCTGGGTTTCTCCCCAAAATGCCACCGGCGGCATTACTGCCTTTGACGCGGTACAGACTGAACCGGTCAATCCAGGACAGGTAAGTGTCAATCGTTTGAATTTTCACACCTTGATTGTCTGATGGCCCCAGTAGTAAAACACCGGCTTTTTTCCGTGCTGGCAGTGATAAAAACCAACTCACCAAGGGCGTTACTGGTTACCAGCACCCCACGGTGTCGGGCACACGAGACAGGTTATCAAACACGGTTTCGCCAGGTTCGATTTGCCACTGCTTGAACACCGTTGCCGCTGATGCTGTTTTAACTTCCCAACGCACGACGACACCAAACGGCTGGCACAAGTCTTTTGCGATAGTTTCCAGAGTGACATTACGCCACTGGCCCTTGCCATGTATTGCGGCACAATCAACTAAATCACCGGTTTTATCCCGGCCAGACACCGTAATAGTTCGCTCATCATCAATACTGGTTTCCACCGTAATCCACATAACCGGTGATCACCCGCTGACCGTTGATTTCAAGCTGGCATGATTGACCGGGTAAAAGCACTAGCGGAGAGTCCACTGCCTTTAACGGTGACACCCAGTGAGAATTGCCCGGCCATGTCCTCCAGGCTGCGGGTGACATCCAGTGTTTTCCAGCCTGAGTAGATTTATTACCTAAAATTTAATTCAATCGTGTTAGCCATTAATCACCTCAACGTCTACACCGCCGGTCACGAACGCCGGATGTCGAATGCCGTTCCGGCGGATAAAAACGGTCCAGTTGTTGCACCTCACCCGTTTCACGATAAAGCGTGACCAGTGCTGGCTCTGTTCCTGCCAGCGCAATATGTCTGGGGTCGGTAACGCCCCCGCCGTGGCCTGCATTTGCTGGACAAAGGTAATGCGAAAATCCCGGAGCTGATTGGAGGTCTCGAACCAGCCCAAATCCCCGGTCGCTATCAGTAATTGCATTCAGTTCATCATCAAGCTGTACGCTGGCTTTACGGGTGTCATCCAGCGTTTCAATCAGCGGAATAGATGTTACGGGGAGTTCAGCCCAGATTCGGATGACTGAGAAAAAAACGGTGTAAGGTGTCCCGGCCAGGGTTAATGAAGGTGCCGACGGTTTGGTTTTCGCGGCTTCTGTTGCGGCGTTTAACACTAACTCAGCAAGTTGGGTCGCAATAAAAACAGTAGTGGTGGTATTCACCACATGCTGTAAATGTGCCACTGCCGGCACATTCGGTTTTGATTGCACCTGAATACTGCTGCCGGTTTTACGTAATGCCCGGCTGGCAACGGCGGGTGGGGCAATTTCCGCCATGCCACTGACCAAATTAGCGATATCATCAAAGAGCTGATGAGGCGCATTAATCAGGTTCTTTAACGAACCTTTCAGCGCCAGCGCGGACCCTAACAGCTGGTTCATGCCGGAGGTAGCCGGTAAGCTGCGAATACCGTTAACAATTGTGTTAACCGTCGCTTCAACCGTATTCAGTGTGTCCGTGACTTTAGCCATGGCATCAGTAACCGTGCCCCATGCCGCTGTCACATCGGACAGAATGCGGCTCGTCAGGCTGTCGCTGTTCAGTTCAGGCTTATGTGTTTCAACTGGGGCGGTTTTATCCGCTGCCAGCACAAAGGTGACAGAGAACATGGCAACCCGCCGGTAATGCAAGACTCCCGTACGGTGTAGGTTTCGATTTGAATTCGCTGCTTACCCCAGTAAGGATGAATCGATTTCGCCCGGTTCGGGAGTTTCAAGCGCCGTTATCAGGCGTCACGCTGATTAAAGTAGTTTATCACCAAACACCACCGCAGTAAATGCATACTCGCGGGTAGTCAGCCCCATGTCTTCGGTTTCGCCGTCGTCCCGCAACGGGTATTCATGACGAACAACACGACGACCGCCGGTTAACGTCGCATCATCAATAATATAGAAAGTCTGACCGCGAAAGGTTCCCTTACCATTCCCTACCCGGCTGCGCCAGGAATTGTCATTAAACAGTGTCATGACCTGGTCAAAATCAATTTCCATCAGTAACTTTTCCCGTAGCTGTAGCCGGTATTCACTCGCAAATCGACATTCTCAGCCTTGACTGATTTGGTTTTTGCTTTGATATCCCCGGTTGTTTCAACCTGAATCGTAATCTTGCCTTCCGGCGGCTTTTGCGGATTTTGCTGCGGTTGGGGCTGGCGGTATTCCCACGGCTCTGTTAGCGACGGGGGAGATTTCTGCTCCCAGTCGCCGGTTAAATAAGGGGAAGGTTTGATACCGTCTTTTTCTATCCGTTCGTTACGCTCGTACCACCAATTCTTAAGGTTGACGGGGAATATTTGAGAACCGCGTTTCTTTAC